GTGGAACATGGGCAGGGTCTTATAGTGCGGCAGAGCGGAAAGAAGTTAATACGTGGAACAGAAGGGCAGGTGAACAGAATGAGTGATGATTTAATCAGCCGGAAAGCGGTAATAGCTGCTGTAGACAGGCATACAAGAGAAGATGGCACTCTGGATGATGATATATCGGTAATCCTGGAAGAAGTCAAGACAGCCTTTGACAAGGAAAAGGTGGTAAAACAAATCGAAGATTACCGTGATCTTGTACCGGAGTGGGCGTTAAAGAAATACGAGGACACCGAACTTACACCGGAACAGATCATGGAGTTGAAAGAAGCAGTTCAGAAACTCGAAAATATATTCGGAGATGAAATTACAATTAATCAGGTTATTGATTTTTTCGTTGATTTCTATATTGCACAGGGTGATACCGCAAGGGTTGAAGATGCGGTATTGCTGACAAACGAAGAAGCTGCGAAGTGGCGGGAGCTGAAGGAGCGGGATACGGCGAAAGTGCCAATTAATTATAAAAAACGGAGGGAAGAGGTAATGATTAAAACTGGAGATAAGGTAAAGATGAATGACAAATATTATGTGTCCGAAAAAAATAAAGAAAAAGTATTTACTGTGAAAGCGGGTCCGCAGAATATTGGAGGACAACAATGCGTTTGGCTTGATGGGTGGAAAGGGTGCTATGCAGCTGACGGACTAACAAAAGTGGAGGAATAAAAATGTTGACAGTAGGAGAATGGGTAGACAAAGTCCATGAGATCACATACACACTTGAACATAAAGCTACGGAAAGCTGTGACGAATATATCAGAAAAGCGCAGTCATATCGAGATGGATATATTCAGGCATGCGAAGATTTTGGGCGGGAAATGAGACGCGCGATAAGCAAAGAACAGGGATAAGGAAGTAAGGAAGATGATTTTTTAATGGATCCTCAAAAGGCTGCGAAGCGATTATGAGAATTATGGATGTGGTAGGCGAAAGTGAACTTTTGAAGCTAAAAGGGAAATACATACGGATTGCTCATAAAGACTTGGGAAGTACGATTGAAATTATCGGTAATATCATAAAAGATAAGTGGTTTGACTATAAGACATTCTTTGAGAAGGAGACTGACATGTTAAGAGAAAAAACAGAAAGGCAGTTAGAAGAAGTATATCAAAGCCGAAAACAATATTTGAACAAAAAAGATTGCTGTGAGGAATTACATGAAATGTGCAGAAACTGCGAAAATTATTGCGGATGGAAAAACCACGATTACGAAGGATGTAGGGATCTTGCATGTTTTAAAAATTGGCTTGGTCTTGAATACCTTGACTGGGTAAATGGATATTAAGGAGATAAAGAGGAGGACTGACGTGCAGGAATTAGAAAAACTCGGAAAAGTTATGAGTGTGGTTATGGATAATTGTGACGATTGTCCCCTTGAAAGAATATGTAGTTCTGCTGTCTGCTATATCGAATGGAAGAGGTTTTTTGAATCAAAGGTAAAAGAGGAAGGATTAGAGAAATGCAGGAATTAGAGAAGGTTGAAGTAACGGTGGTGCAGGTTCCGAAATATGTGAGATATACATGTCCTCACTGCGGCGAAGAGGTTGAAGTTGATTTTGATGATTTTTTTGATGACAGGATAAGTGATTACTGGCCAGACTGGGAAGGAGATACTGTAATTTGTAACGAATGCGGCGCGGATTTTACAATAGGTAGTGTGGAGGTGGACTAATTGCAGGAATTAGAGAAGATTCTGGAAGAGATAATAGAGCAACTAAAGGCAGAGGGATGCATTATAGATAATGATGCAGGACATAGAGCGGTAGATATCATCCGCAAGCACATGGATAACAATAATTTGTGCGAGAAATGCAGCCGGAGAAAATGGTATCAGATAGGATATAAAGATGGAAAGAATGACGGCTGGATTCCGGTGGAGGAGCGTTTGCCGGAAGTGCCAGACGATATGGAGGACGAGTATTGTCCAGAGTTTAACGTAACAATAAAAGGGGCAAGCCGCGCAACAACTCTAAAGTACAGTCCAGACGGCGCATGGTTTGACGACTCGGGACAAGTATATGTTGTTATCGCATGGCGACCTCTTCCAGATTTATACAAGAAAATACAGGAGGAAAATAAATGATAAGGGTAACTCATAAACGAAACAGATCAAAGGTACTCAGGAATCGGAAGAACAAAAGGTATATGAGACGGCATATGGATGTACTGAGTTACTTAAGGGAAAGGGTCAGTGATAAAAATGAGCACAAGGGATACATACCTTAAGGATTATGGACTGACATACGAAGATGGGAGACGGATCGTTGCATACTGCCGGAAAGCCAGGGACTACGATCAGAGACTGATTCTTCAGGCAGCGCAAGAAGTATACCCGGAGATTGCACCATATCTTTTCTTAAATCTTACAACTGGGCTTGGATATGACAGGATGGGAAATATACAGATGCAGAGGAAAGATTTTCAGGGGTACAGAAGGAAAACAATAGAGACGTATAACAGGTATATGATACTGAATGGGAAACAGATTGTGTGAGGTGATGAAAATATATGGCAACTAGAAATATTTTACATATTAGCAAATTACAGGAGTTTGAAGACTTCCTAGAAACAAAAGGCTACATGATTTTGGCAACAAGCAAGAATCCGTTTGAAGTTTTGAGGGCACAGAAAGATGGAGATACGGTTATTGTCTATCAGAAGAAAGACACAAAAGAACATTTGTCTACAATGGACAAAGATTATCACCTTGTGCGGGAGTTTATTAAGAGACAGAGAGTGCAGACCAACGCCGACAGAATTAGAAGCATGACAGACGAGGAACTGGCGGAGTTTCTTTCAAAATTTAGCGCCTGTAACGTATGCGGATATTATAGCAATGAAACTTATAGGTGCGACGCAGAGAGCGGTTTTGTTTGCGTGAAAGCGTATGCAGAAGCAATTATTGGGGAATGGCTGAATAAGTCTGTGGAGGCTTGATTTGACTTCGAAAGTGTAAAAACAATAAAATATGGGTACAACGACACCACCCCACATGCGGTAAAATATAATTAAGAATACCGTGTGTGGGGTGAGCTTTTTTGAACCATGAAGGATATCAAGATCATACAGCAGAATACGCAATCAGGAATATGGGGCGCCTTCCGTATCATACGAGGACAGCACTGTATCATCTGAATCAGATAGCGAGCTTATTAGGATTTGAAATTGTTGCCGTAAAAGATAAAAGAACAGGCAAGGAGTATAGGCATTGAAAGAACTAGATGTAAAACAGGAAAATGAACGAAAAAAAGAATATCTTGATGGATATAGAAAATGCGTGAGGCAGTTAGATAGGCTTAACGAAGAACTTTCAGAAATCCGAATAAATAAGATGTTCCCGTCTTTGATACAGGATGGAATGCCACACGCTCATACCACTACTGACCTTTCTGGATATGCTGCAAGAATTGACAAAATCGGGAGAAAGATTGTGAAAGCAAGATATCAAAAGATAAATAAACTGAAAAATATCAGGGATAGAATAGAAAGAATGAGTGATGAAAATGAGAAAGATGTACTGTTTTATAGGTACATAAAAGGAATGAAATGGGAAGAAATAGCAGTAAAAATGATGTATACGTATAGGAATGTCACAAAAATACACGGAAGGGCTTTAAAGAATTTTCAGATATAATGATAAATACATCCCGCTGATTATGGGCGGGATTGGTATTGCCTTGTGTGCCATCTGGGTACTGGCGACAAGCCCATTGACAAACAGTCAATCGCTATGGCGGTGTTTACGACGCTTGTGCAGGGAATTTTAGTGGCTGGACTGAGTACATACGTGAATCAGGTTATTAAGCAAATTAAAAAGATGGAGGAATAATTTATGTGTGATATGAGACCAATGGAATTAAGAGATACTGTTGACATGATGAACAGCGAGGACTACAAAGAGAGATTCAAAGCAGAATATTATCAGACTGTTATCAGATACGGAAAGCTGAAAAATATGCTGGACAGATGGGATGAGGGAATCCTGAACTTTTCCCCGACCTGTCCGAGAAGTACATACAATATTCAGATTAATTCTATGGCAGAATATATTGCGATTCTTGAAGCAAGGGCAGTTATGGAAGGAATTGAGTTGTGTAAATAGGAGGTAAGTTATGTATATGGCATTAACAGAGGAGCAGGCGCGGGAAATCAGAAAACTCGGAATTACAGTGATTGAATGGAAATGGTGCGTGAAGGAAAATGTGAATGTGTTTATATACATTATGAATAAAGCCATAGGAAAAGCAACCGGTATAAGTTTGTAAAAATTCTTGGTGCAATGGGATATGATAAGCAGAGAGTATGGACACTAACAAGGCACACATGGCTTGCAAGGAGTAATTGTTAATGCTTACACCAGAATACCTATACCGCATAACCGAAGGGGCTGAGGAGATTAGTTCCTAGATCCATAAAAACGTCATAGACAAGAAAAAAGAGTTCCTATTAATTCCCATATGGTTATTGATATAATATAAACTGCCAAGATCAATAAAGGAATACTAAAATATTTAAAAAATTTTATCCGAACAATGCGGAGATTGGGATATAGCTCAGTTGGTAGAGCACCTGTCTTATACACAGCAAGTCCTCGGTTCGATTCCGAGTATCCCGATTCCGGAGAAATGCAATCTCCGGAAATTTCACTTACCCCTCGACAGACACCGCGACAGGACAACGGAGGGTTCGACTCCCTCCGCGCGGTTTATACATGTGGACAAGCTCCTTTAGTTTGTATGTGATTCAATGGTTTCAATTTGTTTTCTCCCCCTAATAAATCAGTCCGCATGTAAATTTTAAGACCGATGCTTTTCGTATTGTAGAGCACCGGTCTTTTATGTAAAGGATTAACAAATATGAAATTAGGACAGATTATGAGAAAGCTACAAAAGGCGATCTTGCAAAAGGGGCTAGTAATCAAGGTAGGCACAACGCAATTTTACAGTGCAGAGCAGAATCGCATGATAACGATATACATACTTAGTACACGAGTATTGCAGAAAACTCAAAATGATGAGTGGAAAGAGAAAGACTACGAAATACTGTGGAGTGCTTCACAGATAGAAATTGTGAACTGTTTAAATGATATATGGCAGGCGGTGAGAGAATGAAGGATTTTGTAATTATTTACTTATGTTTTACTGGTGTTATATTTTTGGCAACAATAAAAGAGTTTGATTCTGTAGCATTTACACCAAAAGAAATTTATGAAATCAATAATTTTAATATGTTTGCCGCTGTGCTTTTGTTCTGTTTATGGCTTATACTCAATCCATTGTTCTGTATAGTAAAATTTCTGTGGTGGATTTTCCATGTGGGAAGGGCTGGTGAGTAAATGAAACTCACACCAAAGCAGAAAGCCTTTGCGGATGAATACTTGATATGCGGAAACGTTACAGAAGCAGCAAAGAAAGCGGGATATTCAGGGAAAACAGCCGCAGTAATAGGGAATGAAAACCTTAAAAAACCTAATGTTCTTGAATATATAGCAGAACGCCAGAAACAGATTGATGATTCCCGGATCGCTGATGTAAAAGAGGTTATGCAATTCTACTCCGCTGTCCTCCGCGGAGAGGTAAAAGATCAGTTTGACATGGATGCAGCTCTGTCAGACAGGATCGCTGCTGGAAAAGAGCTGATGAAACGGTTTGAAAGATCGGATGAAGGAAAGAAAGATGCTCTTGATAAGCTTGACAATTTGCTGGATAAGATCGGGGGCGTGATCTAATGCCATTTACGAAAAAACAGAGAGAATATCTTGACAATGCAAATCATCGCTGGAACATCAAACAGGGAGCGACAAGAAGCGGAAAGACTTATCTTGATTATTTTGTGATTCCAAAGCGCATACGGAAAGTCATCGACAAGGATGGGCTTACCGTTATATTGGGAAACACAAAGGGAACCCTGCAAAGAAACATCATAGAACCTTTGCAAAATATGTATGGGACAAGCCTTGTTACTGACATTAAGTCTGATAACACGGCTTATTTGTTTGGGCAGAAATGCTTTTGCCTTGGAGCCGACAAGGTGACAAGGGTTAATCAGATCCGTGGTGCAAGCATCAAATACTGCTATGGAGATGAGGTTGCAACTTGGAATCGAGAAGTATTCACCATGCTAAAATCTCGTCTTGATAAGCCGTACAGCAAGTTCGACGGGACTCTTAACCCAGAATATCCTACTCACTGGATCAAAGAGTTTATCGATTCTGATGCAGATATATATTGTCAAAGTTACTGTATAGATGACAACCCAACGCTCGATTTTACATTTGTCGAGAACCTGAAAAAAGAGTATGCAGGCACTGTCTACTACGACAGATACATTTTAGGGAAATGGAAACGCGCAGAGGGCGCAATCTACATTAAATTTGCAGATAATCCAGATGGATTTGTGAAGAGTGCTGATAAAGAGCATATCTCTCGTATAGATATCGGGATTGACTTCGGAGGAAACGGATCCGGTCATGCGTTTGTGGCTACTGCAAAGTACTCTGACGGAAGAAAACAGCCGGTAATGAGCAGAAAGCATATGAAAAAAGACTTTAGGCAAGGGATTGATGCAAACCTTCTGTCCGAACTTTTTTTGGAATTTGTAGAAGATGTTATAAAGAAATACGGGAAGCCGTCTAATGCATACTACGACAACGCAGAGACAGTCCTCGGCCAGAGCATAAAAAACGCATGTGAAAAGAAATTCCCGTACTTGCATGTAAGGCCAGCAGTAAAAAAGAAAATTAATGACCGTATAGAATACACAGTCCAGCTCATGGGAGCCGGACTTTTTTCAATTACAGAGGATTGTGAAACGCTGTCAAAAGCATTGCAAGAAGCGGTATATAATAGCAAGTCAATGGAAGAAGAAAGGCTTGATGATGGAAGTACTGACATCGATACGCTTGATGCGTTTGAGTACAGCATAGAAAGAGACTTCTCTGGGACACATTATAACAGAGTAATAGGAGGGATATAACATGTTTCGGGTAGCAGCAGGGACAGGAATGACACCGGAAATATTGTCAGAATATATCGGAAAGCATAAGCAGGAAGTGATAAAAAGATACCAGAAATTACATGACGCATATGTGAATGATTACGAAATCTTTCATCTTCTTAAAAAAGCTGCATATAAGCCGGACAACAGGATATCCGTCAATTTTGCAAAATACATCACGGACACCATGAATGGGTTCTTTATTGGGATTCCGATTAAGACAACAAACACGGACGAAGTGGTATCGAACTACATTGACTTCCTGGATCAATATAACGATCAGGATGATAACAATGCAGAGCTTTCAAAGATATGCAGTATCTACGGAAAAGGGTATGAGATGTATTACAACGACACCGAAGGAAACATCGGCATCACGTATCTTACACCGCTTGAAGCCTTTTTCATATACGATGACAGTATATTAGAGAGACCGCTTTATTTTGTCCGGTATTATCTTGACGCTGATAACGTAGAGCGTGGAAGCTGGTCGGATGGTAGCATCGTACAACACTTTGTACAGAATGGATCGTATCGTTGGGATGGAGAAGCCAAGGCGCATCACTTTGAAGGAGTACCGGCAACAGAGTTTATCGAAAACGATGAGCGAGTCGGAATATTTGAAGGCGCAATGCCTATGATAGATGCTTATAACAAAGCATTGTCAGAAAAGGCGAATGATGTAGATTATTTTGCTGATGCGTATTTAAAAGTACTTGGACAACGGCTTGAAAAAGAAGATGTGCAGCATATACGAGATGATAGGGTTATTAACTTCGACGGAGATGTCAACGGAGTTGTGGTTGATTTCTTGCAGAAGCCTAACGGTGACGAGACGCAGGAACATCTTCTTGACAGGCTGGAAAGACTGATCTATCAGATCAGCATGGTGGCAAATATCAGTGATGAGAATTTTGGTACATCCTCTGGAATCGCAATGAAGTATAAGATGCAGGCCATGAGCAACCTTGCAAAGACAAAGGAAAGAAAATTCAGAAGCGGAATGCAGAGACGGTATAGACTGATCTTTAGCAATCCGGCATCCACTGTAAAAGGAATTTCCAGAGATGCTTGGATTAATAACGACTACAAGTTTACTCTGAATTTCCCGGCTAACTTAGCAGAAGAGACAGACATTGCATCCAAGTTAGAAGGGATCGTATCAAAGGAAACACAGCTTTCCGTTCTTTCTGTGGTGGAAAATGTACAGGATGAACTTGACCGCATAGAAGAAGAGGAGAACGCACAGAAGGATGATGCAAGAGATAGAGTCATGCAAATGACGTTTGGGGGTGTAAACGGTGAACAGCAGAACGTATTGGGCTATACGGGAAACGAGGAACCGGAATAAGAATAAGCGTGAGGAAAAACAGTACGATAAAGAAGTTGAGAAAATCTATCAGAACATGATTGATGAGATCAACAAAGAGATCAATGGATTTTACAGCCGTTACGCCACAAAGGAAGGCATCACAATGGCAGAAGCAAAAAAGCGTGTTGCAAAGATTGACATGGAAGAGTATGAGCGTAAGGCGAAGAAGTATGTAAAAGAGAAGAATTTCTCAGAGCAGGCAAATACGGAAATGAGACTCTATAACTTGACTATGAAGATAAACAGACTGGAAATGCTGAAAGCTAGAATCGGTCTTGAAATGGTATCTGGATTTGATGAATTGCAGAAATATTATGATGAGATACTCACTAAACGGACGTTGGATGAATTCGAACGGAAAGCTGGGATTCTCGGTAAAAGTGTATCAGATCCCCGAAAAGCGGCGGAAGTGATTGTCAATGCATCGTTTAAAAATGCTACGTTCTCCGACCGGATCTGGATGTATCAAGGGATGCTAAAATCAGAGCTGGACAAATTGCTACAGACCGGTCTTATACAGGGGCAGAATCCTCGTGTATTGGCTCGACACTTGAAAGAGAGGTTTGGAGTAAGTCAGTATAACGCTGAGCGATTGATGCGAACAGAAATGGCAAGAGTGCAATCCGAAGCATCTAAGCGGTCAATGGAGGAAAATGGGTTTGAAGAATACGAGTTCATGGCAGAGGGAACAGCGTGCCCGATTTGTAGAGCGCTTGATGGAAAGCATTTTAGGGTAAAGGATATGCTTCCGGGGACAAATGCAGCTCCTATGCATCCAAATTGCAGGTGCGATGTTACTCCGTATATAGACAGAAAAGAATTTGAAAACTGGTTGGATTTTCTGGACAAAGGCGGCACCACGGAAGAGTGGAATAAGCTGAAAAAGAAGAAAAAATCCGTTGAAAAGCCGGGTAGTTCTGGTATAATGAATTCATCGAGTACGAAAGAGGATATTCAAGTGCATTCAGTGGGGAAAATTGATCGTGATATTTACAAGTGCATTACGAAGGATATTGTGACAGATGAAGTTATTATTACAGATGAGCGGATAGAGCATATTAAAGAAAGACATCCGAATGACTATGAAAGATTTTATAGCTATATTCCAGAAATCATCAGTAATCCAGATTATATCATCGAAGCTAATAAGCCAAATACAGCTGTTGTTCTGAAAGAGATTGAGGAACGAGGAGAAAAGTTCAAATTAGTTCTTAGGATCAAAGTACAAGGTGATCCGGAAGAATATAAAAATTCTATCATGACGTTCTGGCATATAGGAGAAACGACATGGAGAAAAACTTTAAAGAACAAGACGATTCTTTACAAAAAGGAATAATTTTGTTATAATTTAGGTATAATAAAAAGAGGTCTTCGAGGTGAAAAATGCGTCGTCATGCGCCACATGCTTTATGCAATGGGCAAAAGAGATGCTGGGAGTGACGCTCCAGCCGAAGGCTTCTTTTTACTTGTTATATGAATGTAGATACCACCAGTCAGAAATGGCCGGTGGTATTTTTATACCCATTTTTAAGAAAGAGGAGTGGCAAATGAAAAAAATAAATCTAAATAGTGAGATAAAGGTAAAACTAACACCATTTGGAGCGGAAATATTTTACCGCCAATATGATGAAGTCAACAAAAGGATACTTTCAAATGGAGGAGAAGCCTTAAAACCAAGAATGCCACAGATAGACAAAGACGGGTTTACAAAATTTCAGCTTCACGATTTTATAAACACGTTTGGAGAATATATGATAGTAGGACAGAAGAATGTCATTGAAGATATTTGCATTTACATGGATGACGAAGATCTCGAAGAGGTGGAATGATGAAAGATACAGTAAATATTTTAGGAACTGAATATAAAGTGTTTTTCCGAGAAGAAAAGGACGAACCGAAACTTAAAAAAGCTGATGGATATATTGACCATTCTATTAAAGAGATTGTTGTCGGTATTTTTGAAAAAGATGATATGAGTATTAAGGACTTAAAATCTTATTCAAAAAAAGTTCTTCGGCATGAGATTATTCACGGATTTTTGTATGAAAGCGGTCTGTGGAATAACAGCAGAAATGTTGAAGGATGGGGACAGTCAGAAGAAATTACGGATTGGATTGCAATTCAGTTTCCGAAGATGTTGAAAGCATTTCAGGAGGTTGGATGCCTATGATTGCGGTAGAAGCCCGAAAGGACAGGATTGTTGTTTCCGGTCATGCACAATACGAAGCATCAGGAAAAGACATTGTGTGCGCCGGCGTGACAGCACTTGTAACTACTCTAATCGATGCAATAACAGCATTGACAAACGATAAAATTCAATACGAAATCATGCCCGGATGGGCTGATATACATTTCAGGGATCTATCAGAAGAATCAAAGCTTCTGGTCGATTCCTTTTTTCTTGGCGTTTGTAATATCGCCAATGAATTTCCGGATCATGTTCGGATTATGTAACACATGGCAGGCGTGGAACCATTCAAAGCTACGGTAGTGCAGGCGTGGAACACTTGAAAAGCTACGGAATACGGGCAGGCGTGGATCCCCGGTAAAAGCTACGGAAGATAGGCGTGAAATCTTTAAATTACGGAGGTAGAAACAATGAAAAAAAGATTATTTATGGCGTTACAGATGTTTGCAGAGGATCCAGCAGGCGGTCAGAATCCGGCAGGAGCAGATCCAGCAGGCGGTCAGAATCCGGCAGGAGCAGATCCAAAAGCGACAGAACCAAAAAACGAACCGGAAAAGAAGTACACGGATGAGGATGTAGACAGGATCATCAATCAGAAATTTGCACAAAAGTTTTCTGAATGGGAAAAGAAACAGTCTAAGGAAAAAGATGAAGCCGAAAAGCTTGCCGGGATGAACGCAGAGCAGAAAGAAAAATATGAAAATGAACAGCTTAAAAAACAGGTTCAGGAGCTGCTCCGGAAAGACGCGCTCGGAAAGATGGCAACAGTAGCCCGTGGGATGCTCGGAGAAAAGAATATCTCTGTGAGCGATGACCTTATTGAAATGCTGATTTCAGACGATGCAGAAAAGACAAAAAGCTCTGTTGATTCCTTCATTACAGCATTCCAGTCTGCGGTAGAAAAGGCTGTGAAAGATGCACTGAAAGGAAATCCGCCGAAGAAAACATCGGAACCGGCATCGATCACGAAAGAACAGATTATGAAAGTGAAAGATCAACTGGAACGCCAGAAATTAATCAACGAGCACATGGACTTGTTCCAGAAATAAAGAAAGGATGAAAAGATTACATGAAAAAGAAACTTTATGATTTGCAGTTATTTGCAGCAGAGACAGGGGCAAGCTTATCTACAGACCTTGAGCCTGCCATTTCTATCGATTTTACTAGTCGAATTTCTCAGAACATCAGAGAATTGAGGGATCTTCTCGGTGTTACAAACCTGATTCCGATGTCTGCTGGAACAGATATCAAGTTTTACAAATGGACGGTAGAGGAATTAGCATCGCAGGTAGGAGAAGGAGAAGTAATTACACCGACAAAGGTAAAAAGAGCTTTGGGTCAGACCATTACTCTTGATCTGGACAAATACAGGAGAGTTACCACCGCAGAAGCGATCCAGAAGGTTGGACGTACGATCGCAGTTAATGAGAGTGACGATCAGCTCATCAAAAAGGTGCAGAAAGCGGTTAAAACATCCCTTTACACCATGCTGAAAGCCGGTACTGGATCAGCAAGCGGGGCAAGCTTACAGATCGTCCTTGCAAACCTTTGGGCGAAACTTCAGGAATATTATGAAGATGAGGATGTAACCCCGATCTTCTTCATTAACCAGCAGGACGTAGCGGATTATCTTGGTACAGCACAGATCACAATGCAGACTGCCTTTGGATTTACTTATATTGAAAACTTCCTTGGACTTGGTACAGCGATTGTTTCCCCACAGGTAACAGCAAAGCAGCCGATCGCAACGGCGAAAGAAAACATCAGAGGCGCCTATGTCCCGATGTCCGGTGATGTAGCCCGTACGTTTAACCTTACCGCAGATGAGACAGGATTGATCGGTATGACACATTCCACAGCTACTTCTACGGCAACGGTAGATACTTTGATTATGTCTTGTGTCAAATTCTTCCCGGAATTTGCTGACGGAGTATTCAAAGGTACAATCCAGGGGGAATAATTAGCTCTGACATTATGACACTTTATTCCGGCGGTCAGAGCTTACTAGGTAAGCGAGTATCTTCGTTGGTTGGAAACGATTTAAAAGTCCTTGCGGATGGATCCGTAGTAGGAACCATTAAGAAAGTAACGGGATATACACAGTTTTCCAGTAAAAAAGAAGAGCAGAGCGGGTATTATTTCCCGTTTAAGCTTACTAAGACCGGAACGACAATGACACTGAAAAAGAATGGAGTCGCAGGAGAAGGGAAAGAAGATATGGCGTTTGACCCGGAAATTATTCTGCGAGTTTCCAGAGGAGATACCTTTACCGTAGAAGTAGATGATTCGCCTGTTGTCACTTTTAATTTTAAAAACGTCACATGGGCTTAAGGAGGTGGACGCATGTTGGAGGACGTAAAAGAACTTCTTGGAATCGCAGAGGATGATAAAACGATGGATACGAGGCTGAATATTATTATCGCGGCGACTACAAAGCGTTTAAAAGTACTTTTAGGTGGACTGGATGTGCCGGATGATCTGAAATACATTGTTACGGACGTTTCCATCATGCGGTTTAACCGGATTGGATCAGAAGGGCTTTCTTCCCATTCAGTTGAGGGAGAGAGTCTTTCTTTCGCAAGCAACGATTTTGAGCCGTATCTGGACGATATCCAATCCTACCTGAACGCTCAAAAAGAAGCGACAAAGGGAAAGGTGAGATTCTTATGAGGTATGATACACCAGTATATTTCCAAAAGACTATTTCGGGTGAATATGATCCGAATACTGGAAATTATGGAGAAGATTCTGTCGATGAAACCTTGCGTTATGCTTCGGTTATGGATACAAGCATAAAAACTATGCGTCTGATCTACGGAGAAATTAGACAGGGCAGCCTTTGTATCCAGCTTCAGAACCATTATACAGACGTATTCGACCGTATACGGATAGGGGAACGAATCTATACGGTAGACAGTAGCCGAAAGCTCCGAGTAAAGCATACGTTTGTAGTATCGGAGGTGCAGTGATGAGTAACGTTAAGATTGTTGGCATAGAAAGGATTCAGAAAAAACTAAAAAAGAATGTGCGACTCGATGATGTGAAGCGAGTTGTAAAGAGCAATGGAAACGAAATGAAGCAAAAGGCTAAGAGAAATGCTGAAAATTTTAAAGGACATTATGAAGGGAAACGGTTTGTACCTCCGACTGGAACATTAAAAAGAAGCATAGAGCTTGCGATAACAGACAAAGGAATGACGGCAGAGGTTGAGCCTCATACACTTTATGGTGGTTATGTAGAACTTGGAACAAGAAAGATGCAAGCACAGCCATACCTAAAGCCTGCTTTCGATGAGCAGAAAGTGCAATTTAGAAAAGATATGGATAAGTTAACGAGGTAATATTATGGACCCACAACAGGAGCTCTTCACAGAGCTGTTAGTACAGTTAAGAAAAAAAGGATACGACGTGTATGACACTTTCCTTCCACCGAAGGACACGCCGTATCCTTTTATATTTATCGCAGACAATCAGCAGGTTGATGCTCCGAATAAGACGGCGGTATTCGGGAATGTATACCAGACGATTCATGTCTGGCATAACAACCCGAAGCAGCGTGGAATGGTATCGGAGATGCTGCTGAATATCAAGCAGGTCTGCTACAGTTTGAAACATACGGCAAATTTCGCATGGAATGTACGAAATATAGAGCAACGCATATTATCAGATACAACTACAACACAACCATTACTCCACGGGATTTTAAACGTGGAGTTTTATTTTGATTAAATGGAGGAATGAAAATGAAGAAAAAATTTCTTTATAGCTTACAGGCGTTTGCCGAAGCGGTTCAAGGGAAAAGAATTGTATATCTTTTTAGAATCGCATCCGAGGCATCTACTACAGCAGGCAAAAGAATTCCATTTGTAACAGAAGATAGCCGAACAAAAAGTAAAGATGCGGATTCTACGGCGACAAAAGACGGTTCGATTCGGACACCTGGTACGGCAGAAGTAGAAATTTCTACTACGCTGATTCTGTCCAAAGGAGACGAGATTGTAAAAAAATTGGAAGATGCAATGGATAATGACCAGTTAATAGAGATTTGGGAAGCAAATCTTGATGAACCGGGATCCACATATTCATCAAATAAATTTAAAGGAATGTATTTCCAAGGTTACATAACTGAATTTGAACAAACGGCATCGGCAGAAGAGCATGTGGAGATTTCTCTTACATTTGGAATTAATGGATCTGGGAAACGTGGAGAAGTTACCGTAAGCGCAGAGGAACAGGAAGAAGCAAACTATTTATTCAAAGATTCAGTACAGGAGGAATAATAAAATGAAAGAATTAACGATTAAAGGACAAGTATATCAGTTTAATTTTGGGATGGGATTCTTGAAAGATATCGACAAAACAGTGCAGATTAAATCTGAAAACGGGAAGGTGGAAGATGCAGGACTTCGGTATGCTATCGGTGGATTGATTGATGGAAACCCGAAATCAATTTGTACGATTCTTTATTATGGAAATAAAGGGCAGAATCCACGTCTTACAGAAGCTTTAATTGAAGAATTCATTGATGATCCGGACACAGATATTGATGATCTGTTTGAAGAGGTGATGGGTTTTTTAAAGAGTTCCAATGCTACGAAGTGCATTACCGAGAAGACGCTGAAAGCGGTAGAAGATATGATGAAGTAATCATTCGCAGCATTGATTATGAACAAATTGCGATTGACTGTTTTAGATATTTCGATTTTAAAAATCTAATTGAAGTTGATAAGCTAACGATTCCAGAATACAAAATGTTGGTGAAAGCTTATGAATATAAAACAGTTGATCGCAATTATTATTTACATTTACTTGCATTTTTAAATTTTGCGGTTCAGGCCCAAAGATCTGCTGGTAAAGGAAAGACAAAACCGGTCTATAAGCGGTTTTCTAAATTTTTTAATTATGAAAAAGAAATCCAACGTGTGGAAGAACGAGAAAAAGGTGCTGATCGTATAAGGGATTTTTTGAAAAGAAAAGGAGGTCGCTAAATGGCAGAGACATTTTCTGTAAAAGCAATATTGAGTGCCTCCGATAAAGGATTTTCTGCCGCAATGCGGTCTGCCAGAGAAAGCATTGGTAGTTTAAAATCTACGGTTTCTAGCGGAATTGGATTCGGCGTTATGATGGCTGCCGGACAGAAAGCATTTGATGTTGTTAGCAGTGGAGTAAGTGGTTTAATTGGAGATCTAAATAGTGCTGGAGCTGCTTGGAAAACCTTTCAAGGCAACATGGAAATGAACGGACACACAGCGGACGAAATTAAATCCATAAAAGGGGAACTTCAGGACTTTGCGGAAGCTACAATCTATAGTTCATCGGATATGGCATCGACATTTGCCCAGCTTGAAGCTGTTGGAACCAAGAATACAACAAAGTTGGTAAAAGGATTTGGAGGACTGGCAGCAGCGGCAGAAAATCCAACTCAAGCTATGAAGACGCTTTCCCAGCAGGCGACACAAATGGCGGCAAAACCTACTGTAGCTTGGGAAGATTTCAAGTTAATGGTTGAACAGACACCAGCAGGAATTGCGGCTGTTGCAAAAGAACTTGGAATGTCCACGCAGGAAATGATAAAAAATGTGCAAGACGGACAGATTGCAACAGAGGATTTTTTTGATGCGATTGCAAAAGTCGGAACGAATGACGCATTTACCAAGCTTGCTACCGAGTATAAAACAGTGGGACAGGCAATGGATGGGCTTTCGGAAACTGCGGCGAATAAACTTCAGCCTGCATTTGATACACTATCTGCCAAAGGAATATCAGCAATTAGTGCATTGATAGACAAAATGGGGGAGCTTGACGGAGAGGCGATAGCAAATAAGGTATCTGACTTCGTAGAAAAGACATCTAAGTACTGGAATATCCTAAAACCAGAATTAATAGAAGTTAAAAATGCTTTTGGAGATGCATTTAGTGCGATATGGAGAAGCGTAGAGTCGATAACTGGTAAGTTCGGATCACTCAAAAGTATGTATAGTTTTGGTGAAACGGTAAGAGGGGCAAGTGATGCACTGCAATCTTTTTCGGGATTTTTAGAAGAACATTCAGACATCATTGCAAAATTAATCACCCAATTACCTAAGGCAGTGGTTGCATATAAAGGATTTAAGATAGTAAAAAGTGTTACACCTGGTATTATTGGATTCGGAAGTGCAATAGGAAAATTAGCAAAATCAGGACTCGAAAAGCTATCTCCCAATTTGAAAAATGTTTCAAAAGGGCAAGACGCAGTTGGAAAATCAAGTTCCGGAAGTTCTAAAAAGATACTTTCATCCGCAAAGGCGTTTATGATGCTTGGAGCTGGAGTTTCATTAATTAGCGGTGGATTTTATCTATTGGCACAATCCGCAGTAGCGCTTTCAGATGCCGGTGGATCAGCTATTGCAATTATGTTTGGACTTGTTGCAGCTGTAGGAGCGCTTGGAGCTGGAATGATGGTAATGATTAAAAATGTTAGTATAGGCCCTGCAAAATTAAAAGCACTAAGCACTGCTATGCTTTCATTAGGAGCATCTGTGTTGTTAATTAGCACTGGATTTGCAGTGCTTGCACAATCAGCAATAGCTCTTTCAAATGCTGGTGCCCCAGCGATTGTCACAATGTTCGGTATGGTGGCTGCGATTGGCGCTCTGATGGTCGTTGCTTCTGTAGTTGGAAAAAAGTTAACTGCCGCATCGATCGGAATGATTGCATTTGGTGCCGCAGTTTTGATTGCAGGGGCAGGAATGTATGTCATGGCATCCGCATCTATTAATCTGGTCAATGCTGGCACGCCAGCGATTGCAGTGATGGCAGGCATGGTCGTAGCTATGGCTGGTATGATGGTGCTGGCGGCGGCTTTGGGACCAGCTCTTACAGCTGGTGCAGTTGGATTTATCGCTTTTGGTGCGGCGATAGTATTAGTTGCCACTGGTGCACTGATCGCCAGTGCGGCGCTGGCTGTGGTGGCAGCAGTACTTCCAACGGTGGTTCAATATGGTACACAAGGAGCGATATCGATTGCCGCCCTTGGAGCAGCCATGCTTGCATTTTCAGTAGGTGCGGCTGCGGCTGGTGTTGCAAGTGTTGCGTTAGGAGTTGGGCTTGTGGCAGTAGGTGCAGGACTTACAGTGGTTGGAGCGGCGGTAGTAGTGGTCTCAGCCGGGGTGCTTGCTTTAGCAGCAGGTGCGACATTGCTTGGTGCGGGACTTACTTTAGTTGCTACGTCTGCAACAATTCTAGGTGCCGCACTTCCGTTGGTCGCAACAGGGGCTATGACCAGTGCTGCCTCATTAACAGCAATGCTGGCGGCTGCAACAGCGCTAAGCGCAGTAATACTTTTACTTAGTACGTCGGTTGTTGCGCTTGGAGTAGCGGCAGCGGCTGGAACCGTTGGAATTGCGGCCTTTGGTCTTGGAATGACGGCGGCAGCGGTCGGGGTTGCGGCAATGTCTGTTGCACTGAAAGCAGTCAACTCATCCATGAAGTCCATTGCGAAAAATGCGAAGTCAGCTAAAAGTTCGATTTCAAGTATGAAAAGTTCGTTGAATATCGTAAACGAGGGACTGGATGCGTTGGGAAGTAAAGCAAAATCAGCGATTAATTCTTTTATCAAGTCCTTTTCCAACGCAGAAAGTAAGGCAAAAACAGCAGGACGAAACATCGGAAATAATATTAATGATGGAGTAAAATCTGGACTAAACAAATTGCCATCTACTGTTAATAACGCAATGAACCAATTCAATTCAGGAATTCGGTCTGGTGGAAATCAGGCGATTTCATCAGCGAGAAGCATATCAAGTTCGATTTCATCTGCTTTACGATCAGCAGGAAATTCATCGTATTCCAGTGGTCGCTATATCGGACAGGGACTTGCAAATGGTATGCGTTCGATGCTTGGAACAGTGCGTAGTGTAGCGGCGCAGTTGGCAGCGGCGGCGGATGCGGCAATCCGGGCAAAAGCCAGAATTCACAGTCCTTCTAAAGTATCAAAAAAAGATGGTGCTTACTGGGGAGAAGGATGGGTGCTAGGAATCTTAAGTAAAGTCAAAGATACAAGAAATGCTATTACGGAGCTTTTGTATATGCCGAATATGGGCACTCCAGCTTTATCTCTGGCAGGCACTAACGGCCTGACTTTGAATGATGACTACGAGTATGGAGAACCAAATCATACATATACCATCTATGTTATATCCGAACTTGACGGAAAACAGGTTGCAAAGTCTACCGCTGTATATACGCAAAAAGAGCTAGAAAAACTGGAAAAGCAGAATAACCGGAAACACGGAATCAGATAAGGAGGGCATATGTACGATTTTATAGACATCACAGAATCACAAACAGGAAACGGCCTTCCCTCCGAGGCAATTAACGTGAATGGAGAGTATATTGAAGAACATCTTCCGGGCTACCGTACTTTATATACAGAAGGCAGGGAGATGCTGGAATCCGAAGTGACGGAGATTCAGATTGGAAGCCAAAATGGAACCAGATACCAATATAAGCGAGATACTCCCAGAGAGATCACGGTTCATTATCAGATTCTCAGCAGTTCACCAGAGGATTTCCGTAATAAATTCAATGAGCTGTGCAGGATCCTTGACCAAGAGGAAATGAAGATTATTTTCGCTGATGAGGATGATAAATATTTTATTGGTACAAAGACAAGCTTTGACGCTCCGGAACCGGGGCGTCTTAGCACGACAGGAAGTTATACAATATATTGTGCGGATCCTTATAAATATAGCGTAGCAGAAAAGAAATCGGAAAACAGCGGATCCACGCAAATTACACTGCAAAATAATGGGTCGAAGTCGGTTCCTATCAACATCAAAGCCACCATGAAGTCAGATAACGGCTACATCGCGTTTACCCTGGGAGACCGGTTCTACCAGATCGGAAAACCGGAAGAGGTAGACGGAAAGCATTATGAGGAGTCGGTGAAGCTGTTTGATGACCACCTGTATGAAGATAAAGGGTGGTTAGTAAACCAGGGGATCACCCCACCGGTTACATCTGAGCGGTTGCAGAATGGTGTTGTTAAATATGTAAAAGAGAGTACCAATGAAGGGTATGCGACGACAAAGGACTATGGAAGTGGTAATTCTTGGCATGGGGCATCCCTTACCAAAATAGTTCCGAAAGATGTAAATAACAAATATCCGGTCAACTGGAAAGTTGCGTACCGTTTTGACTTTAATACGGATGGGGCTGTTTTCAAAGGTGTACAAGTCGGGCATACTTCCGTGACAATGATCGATGAACATGACGACATTATCTGTTCTATTATTTTTGAAGATACTTCTCCGGTAAACGAGTATTATTACATGGCGGTATTTATCGGTAATAAAAATGTATGGCATACGGACAGTACATTCCCAATGGCAAAAAAAGGAGTTACAGCAAGAGGAGATTATGGTCCTGCTGTTACAGCGGAAAAAATAGGAAACCAGGTTACGATCCGGTTCAATAATTTCGGTATCTGCAAAACGTTTTATGTAGATAACCCGGAGGCGGAGCTGAGAAAAATTACATGGTATGGGGCAGCTTATAAAGATCACTTTCATACCGAAAACAATGTGTTGCGCGCGCTTCATGTGATAAAGCATAATGTCGAGCGGTATGAGGATATCCCGAACTATTTTTCCAATGGAGATATTGTAGAAATAGATGGGGCATCCGGAAGTGTTTATATTAATGATGCTTATGATACGGATGTGGCGGATATTGGCAGTCAGCCGCTTCTTCTCCCTCCGGGCCAGCATACATTGGGAATCATTACATCCAGTTTTGCGTCCGTACCGGATGTGGAAGTCACATATCAAGAGAGGTGGATTTAATGCAATGGTTTATTATCGGACGGGATATGCATGTGCTGTGTACCCCGTCCACAGATTTGCCACAGACACTTCCCATTGATGACAGCGGGGATAGTCTGGGACAGGAGATCTCTATCACAAATAACAGTGCGGTGGGGACCTATGATTTTACGACGGATCCCCGGCATCCGGATTCCGTATATATCACAGAGGGAAATTATATTGCGTTCCGGGATAAGTATGGCAAGGATCGGCTGTATACAATCATGTCCATCGAAGGAGATGAAGAATGGACCGTTCATTGTGAGGATATTGGATTGGATCTGATCAATGAGTATGCCGTTCCGTGGGATTATACAGCAAGATCTATTGAAGACACACTGAGCGTAGTGTTGCACGATTCCGGCTGGGAAATCGGAATCAATGAAGTGTCAAGCTACAAACGGGCGACCAAATTCGAGGGGACTACAGACAGCCAGCTCACCCGGATCGGGGATGTATGTAATCAGTTTGACGCAGAGTGCGAGTTTGCCATTGAAATGAAAGGCGCAAAGGTGACAAAGCAAGTCATCAACATTTACAAGACACTGGGGGAAGATAAGACCCAGCAGCGTTTCATCGATAATATCAACCTGATCTCCCTGTCCCGGTCCGGGAGCATCGAGGATCTGATTACCTGTATCCGGTGTTACGGGAAAGAGGACGAGAATGGGAATAAGCTTACGATTGCTGATATTAACTACGATGATGGGCGGTATTTCAGTCCGAAAGGCGAGCATCGGATTTACGACCGGGAGGCAAGGAATAAGTGGTCCCGGTTCCGCGCATATGACTATGAAGGGCAAGGCGAGTTTGACGGCTATATCGTTGGGACATTTGAGTACGACACAGATGATGCCAACGAGCTTTTAAACCGGGGACTGACAGAGTTGAAGAGCCGGAATGATGTGAAAGTGACGTATGAAGCAAGTCTGTATGATCTAAGGGCGGATATCGGAGATACCGTGCAGATTGCGGATAACCGGTTCCAGGAAAAAGTCTATCTTTCAGCCCGGATCCAGTCAGTGCGTAATCATTATACGGTCTCCGGACAGGACAGCGGGGTGCTTGCCAATTATAAGATCCTGACATCGAATCCGACATCCCAGGTGACGCAGATCATGGAGCAGTTAAAAGATCAGATTGTCAGTGTAAAATCTACCGAGATTACATACCAGATTGGCAGCTCTGGTGTGGAGCCGCCAGAAGGGCAGTGGGTGCCAAATCCGCCTCAGACCAGCCCTGGACAGTATTTGTGGACGAGAAAAACAACAACTTACACAAATGGCAGTCAGACAACGGAGTATTCTGTATCAAGAAACGGCGATGACGGAAAGGACGGAGAGGATGGGAAAGACGGAAGAGGTGTAAGATCAACCTCTGTAACCTATCAATCGTCTTCCAGCGGAACCACAATTCCTACCGGAGTTTGGAGTTCTTCGATTCCTTCAGTAAGTGCTGGGAAGTATCTTTGGACGAGAACAGTAATTGAATATACGGATGATACTTCATCTACCTTATATTCCGTGAGTAAAATGGGTGGAAACGGAACTGATGGGAAAGGGATAAAATCAATCACAGAGTATTATCTGGCGTCCGCAAGCTCTTCTGGTGTAACGACCTCTACATCCGGCTGGACGACAAAGATCCAGACGATTACAACAAGTAAAAAATATCTCTGGAATTATGAAGTTATCCACTATACGGATGACACAAGTACCACAACGTCTCCGTGCATTATCGGCGTTTACGGAGACAAAGGCGCAACTGGAAATGGGATTCAAAGTATTACGAACTATTATCTTGCCACAGCATCAGGGAGTGATGTTACAACAGATACTTCCGGATGGACTACAACAGTTCAGACCATAAGCGCGGCTAAGAAGTATTTGTGGAATTATGAAGTCGTTACTTATACAAATGGTAATCAGTCTGAAACAGCTCCGCATATTATAGGAGTTTATGGAGATCAGGGGAAACCGGGAAAGGATGGAGAAGATGGTGTAGACGGAACGGACGGGATCAGCATGATCCTTTCAAATGAAGCGATTGCGCTGCCGTGCGATATCGAAGGGAACCCTCTTGATTACTCCCCGGCCACCGGAACAGCGTATGTCTATAAAGGAGCGTCGGATGTCAGTGCCAGTGCAACGTGGACAGTCTCCTGGAGCGGTATGACAGGAACATGGACGGCATCATCCCGGACGTACAAGGTAACGGGGATGACAGCGGATGTCGGGAAACTGACGATCAAAGCGGTATATTCCGGGATTACACTGACGAAAGTTTTTACGGTTACAAAGGCGTTGAAAAATATCAAGGTCAATAAGCTATCGGCGATCAGTGGAGTGCTTGGCGAAGTGACTACTGGAAAAATCACAAATACTTCCGGCGGTAAGAAAGCACTTGTGATAAATGATAATGCGGTCGAATTTTACGACTACACGACAAACGGAGAATTCTGCGGAAGAATCCGTGGCAGCAAGTTCCAAAATGACGGAGTACATAAGTGTATGCGGCATGAAGTGGAGTACGGAGTCGAGTGGGTAGGCAAAATTCCGGGATCATCAGATTATACGGATATGATGTATCTTTTTCCGGACGGTTTTGCACTTGAAGTCCCACTTTACAACTACGGGAGAAATATGACAAGATTATTTAATAATCTTCCAGATGATACGCAAGGAACAATCGACCGTTTAAATGGAAGAATACAGGCATTTTCGGCATCTGTCAGCATATCAAAAGCGAATACCTGGGAGACGCAGGTTGTGAAGTTTCCAAAAGCTTTTGAGAAAGCACCGATTGTAATTGTGCAAGCACAGACAGGGCAAAGCGGTACCTTGGTATGGGCTGACGGTGCTACTACTACGCAGTTTACATTGCACAAGTACCGGCCTAGTACGACCGCTTTTGGAATTCAAATAATAGCTGTTTCTGATTAGGAGGATATATGAGAGTATTGCATTTCTCAGTGAATGAACAAAATATAAAAAAATCTGGAGATTTCTCCGGTATTGTAAAAGGTTCCAAAGGATACCTGAAAGCAGAATTTTCTTTCGGATCTGAATGGAGCCGGAGAAAGGCAGCCGCTTCCTTTTTTACAGAGGGAAAAGAATATGCAGTCCCGATCATCCGGAACCGGTGCATAGTTCCGGACGATGTGACAGACGCAGACTATTTCCGTGTGCAGGTTGTCGGTCTGGAAAAAGGACAGATCATCAAAACAAATAAAGTATTGGTAAGACAGGAGGGATAAAGTGATAGCAGAAGAATTATTAAAACAAATGTCAGCCGAACCGTTTGCGGAAGAGATGGTCTGTTGCGTTATTGATCCGGAAACAAGGGTCATTGATGTTCCGGCAGAATACCAACTTCTCGGTGTCGAATCTGACGAGAAAGTGGAGCGGATGTATTTCCAGTGCCCGAAGATTGTCGGAGACAATATTGACCTGTCCAAATTGGCTTTGCGTGTCAATTTCCGGAACGCAAACGATCAGAAAGATCAATACATTGTGGATGATGTAGAAATCTCTGGGGATAACATTACGTTTTCGTGGCTCCTTTCCAGACGAGTGACGCAGTATAAGGGTAACGTCAGCTTTATTGTGTGTGCGGTGAAAGCATCAGGGGAAGAGATTACAAATGAATGGAATACTACGCTTGCAACAGCCCAGGTTTTGGAAGGTCTGGAAGCAGATATTACACTTCCGGAAGAAGATACGGATGTGGTAAAACAGTTAATCGCTGTTGCGACACAGAAAATTACAGATGTACAAAATGCAACTTCTTCCGCCAATACCGCGGCCAGCAACGCAGATATAAAGGCACAGGAGGCCGCCAACGCTGCCGAGGATGCCCGTGGAGTGATAGACCAGATCACGAAAGACAGTTATCTCCACACGACCACGCAGACGTTTGTAGATACGGTGAAAGCGAGTCCTACCGCCTATGGAAACGCCATCCCGGAACAGATTGAGGGGTACATCAAACAGGATACGACAAAAGGGTTACAGTTGTTTGATGCGAAAACTGTTTTATCATCACAAATTCAATCTAAAGTACTCACGTGTAATAATGATGGAAGCGTAACGCTTGACGGAGAAATTACCGGTAGCAATCGTAATTTTACTATACAATTAAGCGCTGGAACATATTATTTTAATGAAAAAGATAAAATTTTTCACACATTAGTCAACGGCGACGATTTATGGAACAAACCATACACATTTGAAACAGATACTACTATAAAATGTTATATTGCCAACGGTGAGTATGGCAATAAAAAGATTTATCCGATGATAAATAAAGGGGATTCTCCTCTTTCGATTGAACCCTACACTGGAGGACAGCCTTCCCCGAATCCTGACTATCCTCAGATTGTTCATGGTGTCGGGGATATGGGATTCTTTGATGGGGAGTTGTTGCAGGGATATTACCAGGCATCGGATGGAACGTTTAAGCCTGCCACCGTAGCACTTTGTAACAAAAATCCTATTCCATGTAAGCCGGGTGATAAAATAATATTTGAGTATGAAGATGTAATTAATGGATCAGGTATCACGATATTTTTCTATAAATCCGATGGAACATTTATATCACGAGTAAATAAGGTTGGCGTCAGAAAAATTGAAGGCGTTGCTCCACAAGATACCACATATTGTAACATTGTAATTAATCCGGTTAGCGATCCTATCCCGGTTGCATCAGCCAAACACATTACCGTAACCATCAATGATAAATACGCCGTATGTGTCAAATCTAAGGGAAAGAATTTGCTTAATTTAACCGGAGAAATACTATACAGCTTCGGAAGAGAAACTATTTTTGACAACCAAGTAACAATACGGCCGACTACAGACGGCAGGTCAGCTCCCGGAGTTTGGTTCGTTTTAGGTGACATTAAAAAGTTTTTAGGAAAAACAATATACGTTAAAGCTGATGCTATCCAGCGATCAGGTAATTATAATCCCCGAATGTTGTTAATGACGATAAAGGGTAATACATCCGTGCGTACCTATTTAACATATTCGTATAGCAAGGCCGGACAGGTGATGAGTGTTAAAATACCAGATGACTTGGATACAAACGAAGCATCTGATTTGGCTTTAAATATGTATGTAAATGACGGATCGTCGCAGGTGGATGCTGACGCATATGCGATATTTACAAATGTCTATGCCGGGTTGTCGGAACCCACTAACGAATTCGTCCCTTATCAGTCCAATGTAACGTATATCCCTGTCGATTACCCGCTGTTTGAGGGAGATAAGATCGTAAGGCGTAATGGGGAGTATAAGCTGTTAAGGAAATGGGGAATGGAAACTTTTGATGGTTCCGTGGTATGGGGTAAAAATAGTGCATCGGAAGATGATTATTTATATTATTATTCCAGATTACCAGAAAAAGATACCAGTGGGAAGCTCTATTGTGACCGTCTAAAACATATAAAAAGTGCTGATCTGGGAATTGGCGTTCAATTATCATCGTATTATCCGAAAGCGTTATATGTTCGGTTGAGTGCAAACGAATTACCGGTGAACGATATCGAACATTTTTCTGAGTGGATTCAGGAACATCCGCTTACTTTTGTCTATCCGCTCGCCACACCAACCGAAGAACCCCTTTCATCCGAAGCCATGAAAGCCCTATACAGCATCATGGCATGTGATGAGGAAACGGAGCTGACGATTGTCGGTGTTCCGTCGGATGCGGAAATCCAGAATCAGTTTTTATTGCCACGAAACGAGGACGGGGCTTTAAACACAACAGCGTATTGCACGGCCAAGAGGAATGAAATTGCATTGGAAGAGCTGGAAAACGCAACAGCCGCAAGATTGTCGGCATTGGAAACACAGGCATTGCAGGAGGTATAAAATATGTATGAGATTATCAAACAGGTTATCTTGTCCGGTGACTATGAGTTGTCGGACATGCTTAACAAGATTAAGAAGAATTGCGTCCGGGGAGATATCACGGACGAGCAGGAAACGGAATTGATCGCACTTGCCCGTGAGCACGCTACACCGGAAAACAGCTATGCTGGTATCCAGTCTCAGGTTGACTACATGATGGAGCTTTTAGCGGAGACAATCGGCACGGTCACAGGCTTAAAACAGGACGTGGAAGCAATCAAAAAAGCTCTCGAAGAGGGCGGGACAGATATTCCAGAACCGGAGCCGGAACCAGAACCGGACAAGTACCCGGAATATAAACAGCCTACAGGAGCGCATGACGCTTATTACAAGGGTGATGGCATTACTTGGAAAGGCGAAAAATATGATTGTAT